GTATCATCATCGGTCTCAAATGGTGTTACTGATACAATTTTATTTGATGGAATAATATAATCTCCTAATCCAGAAGCTGAACCATTCACAATTACTATATCTTTAGTAATATCAAATAAACTGTTTTGAGACTCTACAATTAAATCAGAAGTATTTGCGCCAGTAACAGCAACATATTTTGTTGTTCCTATTGCAGTGTAATTATCATAGGATGCTCCTTGATAACAACCTCTATCTGAATATTGAACAATACTAGGAATAAAAGATAAAGATATTCTTATTCTATTAAAATATTCGCCATCTTCATAATTAAATGCAGTTACTGAACTAGTAGTAGATCTTCCATAGAAATAGAATATAGTTATTTTTTGTTTGGGTTTTGGTGGGAAAGTAAAAGTAATTGCAGAACCTGTTAGAGTATAAGATTTATTTTTTCTTTGTAAAACACCATCAACAAAAACAAGTAAATTGTTTTCATTGAATATTTGTACGTTAGTTTTTTCTAACGCCGTTTTCATAACAAAAGGACCATAATATTGTCCATCAAATAGTAAATCTGAAATTTCTATTCTTTCATAATTTGCTATCGAGAAAGAAGAAAAATGCTGACCAACTCTTGGTGCTTCTGTAAAAACAATTTGATTCGGAACAACAGATCTTCTAATATAATAAGATCTATTTGCTGGTATTAACGGTGTGATTCCAGGTTCCTGAAGAATACCATCTATTGTTGTAATCAAATTTTCTTTGGAACCTAACTGACAAGCATTTCCTAGAGTATCATATAAATCAAACGCAGTTTTTGTTCCATTGAATTGAGAAGAAATATCTTGTATTTTTCTAAAATAATTTGAATTAACAGTTGGTTCTTTAAATCTTAAAATTTTCCCAGTAAATTTTTGTCTTGGAGTATCTCTTCCTGCATCATACTGAGCGGAAGATATAGAATGACCTTGTAAATCTCTATATCCTAATGGAGCTTCTTTAAATGTTATTTCTGTCCCCGATATAGTAAAAGCTTTTTCTGGTTCTTGTAATATACCATCCAAAGTAATTATTAAGTTTTCGGCAGATGGAACATATACTACATTTCCAGTTCCCACTAAATGCATAGTAAATACGGTATTTCCAGCACGATTACCCCTTTCATCAAAGTAACCATTAAATTCGGGTGTCAAATATATTTCATATGCTAAAGTTTCTGCATCATCAAATGTATTCAGAAATACTGAACCCCTACCTCTCTCCACATCGACCATCGATGCTTTGACGTGAGTGTTTGTGATAGTTTTATAAGTATTTTGAACTGTTATTTTATTTTTATCTGGGTCCCAAAGTTGTATTACTGAAACACGTTCTGGAGAACGTTGAATTTTTGGATTTTCTACATTTCCAGTAGATTCAATAACAACTTCACCAAATAAGTTGAACCCAGCTGGATGTAGAGATTTTTTAATTAAATCTCTCCATACAGAAGTTGGTGTTTTAGAACGAATTACATATGAATAGTCTTGGTAGAAATACGAATCAGTTATCTTTTGTGACGAAGACCCAATTTTTGATTTGTCTGATGCATAATATCCCAAATTATCATAATATGACCTCACATCAGCATTGAATACCCCAGGAAGAACAGAATTTACTGTTGCTGTGTTGTTTAGTGTTTTTCCTACTACTGGTAAATTTGCTTTAAATGTCCCTTCTACTTTTTGTAGTTTTAAAATATTAGAACCTTCTATCCAACCATTTTTAGCGACAGTTGCTCTAGCAATTAAAGAATTGTGGACAACACCATTTTTAATTTGTGAATCATATTGTTCAATTAACTCCCCTTCTAGAAAAGCATTGGGTGGAATATCTGTTAATGTCAAAATTTGAGGAATGAAGAATTTTTTAGAAATAGTGTTATCTCTATTAAATCCTTTCCCATTATCTACCACAGTAATTTTTTGTGGTACGCCAATTGTTTTACTTGAAAAATAAACTTTTACGTCAGATTCAATAATTTTTATTGTGGGTTTATATGTATAATTTTGTCCTTTGTTTGTAACAACTACTGAAGCAACAGTATTGTCGGAATTTTTAATAACATCAAAAGATGCATTTTTTCCATCACCATTAATTAAAATTGCTTTTGGTTTGGAATAATTTTTACCAGACTGCAAAATATTTACAGCAAATATTGTTTTAGTCGAAGAATCCCAAACAACCTCAGCAGTTGCTTCATTTACTGGTGCAGGTCTTATTCCATAAATTATGGGAAGTTTTGTAAAATCTTTTCCTGAGTTAATAATTTTTATACTATTAATTTTGCCAATAGCAGAAGTGGCAGAAGTAATATAACTGATTATTGTTTGATTTACAATAGGATTAAACTGAGGTGAATTGAGTAATTCATAAACAACAGAATTTGGTGTTTTATAAATTACTGTTTTTTCCCCTTGTAGTGGATCTTCTACGATTTTAAAATAAGAATTATCGGAATCAATAATATTATTTCTATCATAGTAATAATAGTTTGAAAAATCTACATTCTTTTTCTTGAATGGATAATTTCCACTGTTTGACCAATAAGATAAATCTCCATATCCAAAAACAACTTCTAGAAGAGAACCAGCGTTTCCAGGCAAAGGTCTGTATCCAACCCAATTCTCTGAAGTGTTATATGCTTCTGATGTTACGAGATTATGATTAATACTTGGAGAAATATTAAAGGTACTTCCAAGTAAAGATGTGTGAGAAGTATCAAATACATATCCATAGTATTTTTGTACTTCGATAATCGGATTTCTAACCCAAACAGCATTGTCATTCTGTACTTCTGAAAATTCAAATTTGTATGAGGGAGATTCTGTTACATTAAAAACGGTAACTGGTTTTCTGGGAGTACTTTGATCGTAAAAGAAAGATTGAGTTGTTACTTTATTGATGGTAGTGAGTAAATTACCCAATGAAAAACTCAAAACTAACTCATTTGTTTCTCTGTCATATGAGACAACAGTAGCATCTGAACTGGAACTTCCTAACGCATATCCATATGAAAAATTATATGTTGAAAGATATGAAGAAACTTGTTGATTGTTAAAATGATCTACTGCTGTAGTATTATTTTGTCCTCTTGATACTACTACAGATGAATCATTGGAAGATATAGAATTTACTTTTACGACTTCTTTGCCAATTTTTAATAAATCATTTATTGCAATAGAATTGACATCATTTAAATACAATTTTGTTGCAGAAGAAGAAAAACCAACGTGGTCTACTTCTGCAATATAAAATGCTGTAGAAATTGATGCTGGATATCTGTTCCCAGAAGCATTAGTAAATGTTAGCAAATCTCCTTTAATATAACCAGAACCTTTGGATGTTATAGTCAAAGAAGTAACAATGCCGTTAGTTATGATAATTGTTGCTTTTGCATTATTACTATTTCCTGTCTTACCAATAACAGCGGATGATGAACCAGAACCAACTATTCTTCCCTCAGCATCTCTACATTTACTTTGATCTGCAAAAATCAATTCTACATTTGTTATAGTTGTGTTGCCACCAGAAGAATATCCATAATCTGCACCACTATTCAAAGTAATTAATCTTCCTACACCAGTATCTTTAATTGATTTTGTGTAAGATGGAGTATTTAATTTTACTTTTTGATAAATTTTCTTTCTTACATAGATTCTTCTGTAAGAATTATATTCTGGTAGAATATCTACGTTAATTTTATCTCCTACAGACAGAGAGTGATTTTCATCGGTTGTTAATATAGCAATTTGTTCATTTAAATCAAAAACAGGAATATTTTTACTTAGATTTGTTTTTTGAACAATCTTACTGCCAATTGTGTCAACTAAAGCAGTGCTCTTCAAGAAATAATTTTGGTCAATCTCAAAATTTCCTCTTAATGTTCTAATTCTGCAAGTATTGTTGACATCTGTTGTTTCTAGAATAATTCCATTTGCTTTTTCGCTAATAGCAACTGCTCCAGGAGTCGTTACATTTGAAAATGTTAGTGCTGAACCACCAACACTATTAGAAATTTTGAAAGTTGTTGCAGTAGAATTAATTACATAATAAATTTGATTTGTTTGTATTCCGCCAAATGATTTTGAGAATATAATGGGGTCATTGTTTGAAAATGGATTTGACGCAACATTAACTGTATTATTTGATGTTGATAAAATAATAACTTGTTTTCCATTTGTCAATGATATATTGCTTCCAGCAGTATAAGAAGATGATTTGTCAACTAATAACTCTATAACTTCTATACTTGCAGAAATTGTATCGGATTTGTTTATAGTTCCAGAAACATTTTTGAGTACGACTACTTTAGAACCAAAAATATCCCCAACAACATTTCCAGTTACTCCTTTATCTGTTGTAATTACATCATTATCATAAACATAGCAATCACTTGAAGTAACTAACTTCACACACTTTTGATTACTATTGAAAATTGGAGTTGTGCTAAAATCTACAACATTTTTACCATTTACACTATCTACTTTACATAAAATATTTGAACCACCAGTATTTTCGTAATTAACGTCAACAATACTATTGACAGAAAATGATGGAACAGAAGATTCTACAGTAATTGAAGATATAGAACCAGATTTTACAGAATCAACAAAAGCTATAATATCTTCTCCATTTTCAATCGTTGTTGGAGTTCTTAATGCTTTTATATTTTTGGGAATATCATCCTGACTAATTGATTTGTTATAACTTGCATCTACTGGAATAGCATAAAAGTTTTGTCCAACCGAATATGGAAAACTTGGGTTTCCTTGATAATCTACGGATGTAAAATATGCATATGTTCCATTTGGATATTCTGGGGTTACACAATATCTACCATTATTTTCATCCAAAGTTCCGCTGTCTGGAATATACTCATAATCTTCAATAAAAGTTCCTAGAGGATAATCAACAACAGGAGGACCACCAATCCTAGAAGACTTTAGAAGATAACTACTTTCCATTCTATAAACTGGACTGGTACTTACATGAGGCAAAGAGAACCCATAAGGACCATAAATTGGATAACCATCGTAAGCATATCCTAAAATAGGAGAATGCACCCCTGTATAATTTTCTTTTCCTGTAGGATCTATATTATCATCTAATTCAAATCTCAAGTCTGTTGGAGATGCTATATATGCATATCCATATCCAATTGATTCTGTATTATTGATGAAGTAACCACCATTGTTTTCATCAAGTATATTTGTTCTTAATTTTGTGTATCTATTTTTATGCCAAGTCTGTACTTGAGAATCTGCAGTTGCACCTGAACCTACGGGTACAACTCTTACTATGATATTTTCTTGCGTGTAGAACTTTCCTTCATCAATTTTAATAAAACCACTTAATTTTCCATCAGTCGTGATTGTTGATTCGTAAGAAGCGAATCTACCTCTATTCAGGGCATCTTCAATAACAATTCTTGGAGCGGTTGAATAATATTCTCCAGGATTTACAATTCTTAAACTCGTTACTTTACCACTAGTAACGACTGCATTTACAACAGCATTTCTTCCAGATACAATCTCAATTGTTGGAACAGGCGGGAAAAATCCTGAACCAGAATCAGTAACTTCGATTCTTTCTACAACGTCACCTGAAAGAATAGCTTTACCGCTAGCAACACCACTTACACCTGTACTATCAATAATTAGAACGTATGGTGGGTCTTGATAACCAGAACCTTGGGAAGTAACATTAATTTTTTCAATTTTACCATAAACAACAAAGTCTTCATCACGATAACTTCTTAGTGGAACTCCATTTATCATAACACCAACATCTTTGGTGTTTGTTGGGTAAATTTCTGTAGTTCTTGTTGGATACTTTCTAATTAATTTTAAAAACTTCTGATCTTTTAGAGATACGTTCCAAGATGTTTTGCCAAACGCATGACTTGGATAACCAGAAGAAGCAATATAATAATATTGGTCGTCTTCATATATTGCAGAAACATCCGATAAAACTTGATTCAAGTTTGGTTGTGAATTTGCTGCTGATGGAGATGCATTATTTTGATTATATTTCCAACGAGGTCTATCATTGAAAACATCATAAACAATTACTCCTTTATCGACTTCTCCCGAAGAAGAAGATTCAACCACATCTCCTTCAGATGAGTAAGGTTGATTTGCACTAGCATTCAAAGAATACAATACACCAAAAACAATAAACTCAACACGTTGAATTTGTGAATTGTTATCTAAGTATTCTGAATATACAGTAAATCCACTATATACTGGTTCGTCAACCGCATAATTCAAAGGATTCTGACCTCTTGCATCAATAATGAATTGATTGACTGTTTTTGCACTATACGAGATTTTTTCATCTCTAATAATTAAATTGCCAGAAGTGCCGTTCCAACCAAGAGTGGAATCCACATAAATTCTTTTTCCAGTTGAATCACTAGATACTAGTAATTTTTTTAGAAACGTTTTAGCACATACATTAAATTGACCCACGACGGAGTTATCAGCTAAAACAACCTGATAATATCCGTTTCCGATATTAATAACATCATCTACATATGCAAATGCTTTATTGACGGAGATATCGGATGCATCAGCATCTTGAATAATCTTTTGACCTATAATTTGCGTAGGATCGCCAGATAACAGTTTTAATTTAAGTGAATAGGTATTAACCCATTCGCCACCCGAAGACTTGATTGTAGAGTCTTTTGGATAGTATACAGAAGGAATATCAGTACTGTCTTCAGCAACAATAGAATTGAAAATAAATTTAATTGATTGCTCAGTTCCTTTTGCCTGATAAAACTTTTTAATGTTCTTGATTAAAGTTTTCTTATCAGCAGACTGTTTTAAATTACTTTCAGGAAAAGAACTTAAATATTGCTTTTCAAAATTCTTAATGAACGCATATAAGAATAAATTGCTAATATTGTAAACTTCAGTATTTGAATAATGTTCGGAACCCATTCCGACATCTTCATAATTTACATTTCTAACAGTGGAACTGTTGTATAAGTCGCCTAGTTTAGTAGTGGCACTGATATTTCGATAACAATTTAAAAATGCAGTATCTGTTTTATCTGTGTAGAAGATTACTTCATCATCAATTAAAAAATATCCATTTTTCTCTGGAAAAGAAGAAGTATCAGCAACATGAATAGTTGTATCATCTGCTGCTGCTGATGTTATCAATGTCGTCTTTTCTGACAGTAGACGATTCTCATAAGTATCAATATCTTGATACTGTTTTAAGTTTAAAATAATATCTAAGGGTTGACCAGTATTTTCTAGCTGCTCGTAATACTTTTGTAAAAACTTCACAAACTTAGGATATTCGGATGAAATAAACTCTGGTAGTTGTTGTTCAATCAGAGTAGATAAATTTCTTACTTTTCCTGCCATTTAACTCTTACTCTTGAACGATTGTAAATTTACTGTTGGCAATATCAACTTCCAAGAACATTTCTCTCTTGGCAATAATGTCGTTGTATTTTGGTCTAACTCTTAGTTGTATTTTGTTGTCATCAAACGATCCTTTGATAATCGTGAGATTGTATAATTTAATTTCGCCAGTTGCATAGTTAAATGTTCCAAGATTTTTGTTAACAACAATTTTGTCACCAGTCTGTGGATTTAATCTATATAGAACCACAACACCATTCCTGTCTTCCATGTATACAGTGTAGGCAGGATATTCTTGAACAACAAAACCAGTGCTCGTTAAATTGGGAATATCTGCTTCGTGATCGAAAGGATTGTTGAAACAAATTTCGTAGTATGTCTTATTATTTAACGAAGGATAAAAATCCTTTCTCATAGTAATCAATGTCAAGTTAGAACGAATTGATGAATCCGAACCATCAATTGCAGAAACAAATCTACTATATCTAAACTTTCCATTGAATTTTTCTGTGTCAGAGTTCATAATATAACTCTGAATGTTTTTAATTACGCTAGACTGAATTGCTGCGTTTGTTTTTGAGGTTAATGCTGCTCGATAATAAACACGGCTATTCATTTCAACATAGAGTATGGATGGGTCAACAATTTCTGGCACAACAGAGGCAACAGAATATTTACGAATCTCTTCTTCTATCTTTCTTTTTGTTAATGTTGTTAAGAAATCTGCTACTGATGGTTTTACAATAATTTTAACTTTACCAAATTCTGGTGGATTTGCATCCTCTCCACCGTAAGCATAAACATCGGCAACTGCTGGATATACTTTTCTTACAAGAGCAGCATAATCATCCGTTGTAACTGCTCTATTTTGTGTTCCATACATTGCTGGAGCACTCTTTTTAATACTATCAATAGTTTCTATTTCAGCACCACCATTTGCTGGATTTAATACAGTGATTGTTGAACTAGAAATAGTGAATGGTGCCCCGTTTAATTCATCTTCAATAAGACCATTAAACACAAATGAACGCGCTGAATTCGTTGCAGAACCAGATGTTACGAGGTAACTAACCTCAATTACGTTACCAGGCGATAGTTTTTTGCCAAAAGTTCCATCACCAAACGTAATTTTGTAATTTTCGTCCTCAACTTCGTTTAAGAAATATACCAAAGAGGTTGAAGAGACCGTAAGAATGTTTTCTGCAAACGTATAATACTGATAAGTTGTTGAATTTGCGCTATCAAATACCTTTACTCTAACTGTATTTGTGTCTATACCGCTGTTTGAGAGTAAAATTGACGGAGTTGTGCTCCCAACGGTGTAAGATTGTGTTAAAATATTGCCTTCGTAGACTTTTAGATTTGTAAAAACCGCCTGATTGCTGATAACTGGCGATTTATAGTCATCTTGAAGCACAAATTGATACAAATTATTGTCAATTGTTGCTAAAAATCCAGTCCCTCTGCGAAATACGAGGTTATTAATTGTATTTGTGGACTGTAAATTGATAACAAGGTTTAAAATTGCTTCTGGTGCTGTGACGGAGCGGGGTATATACCCTAATTCCTTCGCTTTTGATACAACATTATCGCGTAAAGTTGCGGAATCAAGGAAAGTTTCGTTCACTGCCATGTTGACATTGAACGAAGTGTAGTAAGTATTGTACGCAAGAAGGTCTAATTGGTGACTTAGAACCGAACCTTCGAAATCATAATCAGTAAAATCCGAATTCGCACGCAAATAATCTCGCAATGCGTTACGAATATCGAAATAATCTAAGTTAGTGAGCTGATTATATGGCATTTTATGCTCTTGTTCTTTCGAGAAGGAGTTCTAATGTTTGTATCGATGCGGGTTTTCCAATGATTGTATAGTCAATTGAGACATTAAAAGCATTGTTATACTCATCAATATCAACTTCAACATTCTTTAATTTGACTCTAGGTTCAAAAGCATTGATAGTATACTTAATTTCATCCTGAATTAAACCAGCAGTAACAAAATCTAAAGGTTCAAAAAGAAGCCCAGTTACTTTACAACCAATATTTGGGTTGAATAGTCGTTCACCAGGCTTCGTTAAAATCAAATTATAAACGGAACGTTTAATCGCAACTTCATTTTTAGTCACTAACAGATCTTTCGTAACTGGATTTTCATCAAACGTGATGTTTAAGTCTTTAAAAACAGTACTATTGACCATAAAATGACCTATTTATAGTTATATTTATGATGAAAATCAGACCCACCATTCAACATAATCATCAAAACCATCCTTTCCGCCGCAATGTTTTGACAAACGATTGGTTGGCGGCATATTTGTCTTTTGTTTTTGCAAAGCTCCATAGTCTGTAATTAATTTTGTAGTGCCCCAATTTTCTTTCATAAACGAACTATCTCGGTCTACTTGATATTTTGCCATCTGTTTTTCTCCAAAGATTAAAACAGAACTTTTTACGGGGTTGCTATCCCGAAAAAAAATGCCCATTCAAAAGAATGAGCATTGCTTTATCTATTATACTCCTTGTCCACGATAACGTTTTCCTCTACCGTTACGTGAGGTAGCAGACAAACTAGTATTCTTACCACGTCCTTGACGAGTTTTTTTAGGTTTCCCAGGAATATAAGTCGATTTTGTAAAACTACCTTTTGATTTTGCCATAGATTTTCGAAAACTAACAACGATATTATACCATTAAATGGGCGTATTGGCAACATGTATGCTCAAATACTTAAATGGACCTCGAATTGGTCTGTTTGTACTGGCCCCCTGCGCCAAATCTCCTTGTACCGCAAACAATTCTCCATTAATTCGAACTGATTTGTTGTTTGTGCATAACACAATCCTATGTAAAGGATCTGTTAATGGCGGTACACAGGGAGGGCTAGGTACGGGTGTTCTAGTACAAGAAACATCACTACACTTTGTTTTATCTTTATAATATTCAACTTTCTTGCCTTCAAAATATACATTCTTTGATTCAATGAATTCGCCTTCTAATTTTTGTGCGTTGTAGATACAACACAAATTTGTAGAAGGAGAATCTACAGCATCTTTGCTGACTACATATGCCATTATTCAAACATAACTGTTTCCAATGTATTTATTCTAGTAAATAAATCATCCAAAGACTCATTGATTTTTTGATAATC